TTAACATTCAACAGAGATAACTCTGTAGCTTCAAAAGGTTCTTCTTCTGAATCCACTACCACCTCATCTAAATCAAATCTAAATAAAGAACCCATATCACACCTTCCTAAAGCAGAAGGGGGAGAGGATGACCCCCTCCCCCTCCCTACTCTACATTCCTACCAACCACCACCGGATGAAGCAACTTCACCCGTAGTGTAGAAGGACTCCTGCTGATCATAAGGCACAACCTTGTAAACGTTATCAAGATCATGCATCTGCAAGTTAGTAATACTCTCAGGCGCATCGCCATTCTCTAACGGAATCAGAGTATAGCTTGTGTCCTGAGGGCCACTACCAGTCCGACTGAACTTGTAGTAGCGATCCATAACAGTTCCATATGTCTCAGCATACTCAATGATTGTCTGACCAATGTGACGAGGATTGGTAAGAGTAGCCTCAATAATACGAGGCTCCCAATTACCCGGCTCAGTCTCAACAGCAGCGTTAATCAACAGCACAGGCCGTGGCTTCCACCGCTTATCAGTAATCATCTGCTCCTTAGCCCAACAGCGATAATCGTGATCTGCTGAATCAGCAGTACTCATCGCCTTGAACTTCCAATTGACAGGGGACGTAACAACTGGAACAACTGCTGCTGTTCCTGCGTCCTCGTCAAAGTTTGACCCATCTTCTGTAAGCTCCTGACGAAAGCGAATCTTATAGTTGTCTCCATCACGCAGGTAAATAAACCTCTTACCCACTCCAGAGGCACTACTAGATTCCTCAATCGTCTTCTTCATATCTGCAAGTGTACTATAACTTTTCATATTTTTCTCCTAGTTGAAAATTGAATTTTGTTTATTCTCTATTATATTGTTTATCTGTTCGCTATTTAAGTCAGCAGCATCTTTGAAACCCTCTGGACATTCTGCCAGATACGTTTCCTTTCCGCGTACCCCCTCCATTATAGCATCTTTCATGGCCCGACCGGCGTCATCATTGTCAGGAATTACCGTGATGTAATCAAAGTAATTTTTGATTAGTTTCATCTGATTATCCGTTATGATGGCACCAAGTGTAGCCACAACATTAGGGTAACCTGCTTGATGTATTTTCATTGCATCAAGACTACCCTCCACGATGATTACTTCATCGTAGATCTTAGCGTTATTCAAATTGAACAGTATATTCCTTTTTGGAAAACCTGTGCTATACAGATACCTTGGAATCTGCTCCTTTGTTACCGCTCTACCTATCAATCCCACCAAATTAAAAAATTGGTCTCTGGCTGGGATAACAACTCTGCTTTTCGGAACCGAGAAGCCTATCTCAAAATACTCCAACGTTTCCATACTGAAACCTCTATCTAAGAGTATATCCAATACAGATGTATCAGTATTATAAGATACTTTACAATTATTTAATTGCTCTTCAATCTCTCCAAAATCCTCTTCCTCTTCTTCCTCGCTAAGAAGTTTATCAATATAGTCTTTCGAGGCAGATTCAAGATCTCTATAATCTTCATTAAGTAGAAGCTTCTTGAGCATCCTGATACCACCACGCATATTGCAATCAGGGTTAAAGCATTGCCATAAGCCCGTATACCTATTGATAGAAAATGACGGCGTATTCATATTGTCATGAAAAGGACAATAAGCCACCATCTCAGTACCCATCTCACTCATAATGGTAACGGCACCCCGATGCAAAGTGTCTCTGATGGTTGTTTCAAGCGATGGCATCGACAGTATAATCGAAGTACGTTGTTGTAGGATCATACGACCATACAAACTTGCATTCCATTACCTCCACTCCGGTCTCTTTCAATTCTTGAGTAATCTCATCCGTTATCCAAGGCTTGAGCCTGATAATGGTTTCGACATCTTTAGCGCTACCTTCATACGCCTTCACGATATTAGACACCCCATTCTTCCTTCCACTCACCAGTATCCAGATTCCAATCTAAATAGAACCCGAAATGATTGGCACGACGTACTTTTCTGCTCACCACCTGAAATATACTAGAGTCCATTTCTCTATGCAGAGAAAGAACCAAGTCGGCATCGTAAGCCAACTGCTTACTCCAAGCGACTTCCTCCAATTCAGGAGGACGCTCAGAATGACCATCCTGCATCGTAACAGCAGCTACATCAATGATAGGAACGTTATTCTTCACAGCCATACGCTTAAACGCCTTAGACAGATTCTTAGCCTTCTCAGTCTCAGACTTAGCACCACTGGCATCATCAAACAAACCATGATAATCAAGGATAACCAAATCCGGGCTATACTGATCAATCTTGGCTTGAACTAAATGCTGATCTGCCACATCTAACCCATCAGAAGTGATCAAATAGAAAGGATGCATGTCCGTAAACGTATCCTCAGCCCACTTCTTATACGAGTCTACAATCTCCGCATCTGGCCTAACAAGATCAGAATGAGTAAAGAAGCCTCTACCATTATTAAGCAAGGTATCAATTCTCTGAGCTTCTTGCTGCTTATTCATTTCCAATGAAATAATCATAGGACGATAACCAGCAAGCCAAGCATTGACAGCAAATAGACGAGCGACAAAACTCTTACCAACACCAGTCCACCCAAGCAGGATCACAAAGTCGCCTGCCTGCCAACCACCAAACTCAGCATCAATGACAGATATACCACTAGGTACACCAACGATACCATGATTTTCACTCTCAGACAGAATCTTTAACTCATCAACTCTATCTTGCCACTCACCAACCAGATCAGTATCTTTTAGATTAGTAACTTCCTTAACCAGCTTATTCGCATTCGACAACAAAAAGTTTAAAGCGGTCTTAGGACCGCCGTTCTTTAGCATCTCATGCGTATTGACAATTAATTCTCTTGTCTGAGCAGACATAGACTCTTGTCGTGCCTGATCAATATAATAAGCCAGAGGTTCAGTCGTGGTCAGATACTCAAAGTCTGGAAAGTGTGACTTGATCTCAGACTTTGCGGGTGTCTTGTTATGCTTGTCGTAGTGGCCAGAAATAAAAGACCAAATATCTTTATAGTTTAAAAATACTTGGCCTACATTCTCGCTCTGACATGACACATAGTCACCTGAATCTAACACTGCATTTAGTAATTTAACTTCATAATTCACTTTCGTTGATCCATTCTCTCTTTTGTCTTCTCAACAATCGAACGAAACTTTTCTCGTGACTCCCTTTCCGAAATCGCTTTCTGAATTATCGATGGAACTTCCATCGCATAACTAAACATCAAAATAGGACTAGTAGCCTTATTTACGTATACCTGAGCGCACTCTGACAGGTCATCAAATCTATAAGCATCTAGCAAGCTATCAGCAATAGCCTCTTCTCTGCCTATGTCTGGAAGGAAGAACTTACCCTTCTCGCTGGACAACTGTCTCAATAACTTTATCAGGTCCGCACCAGTTTGATTCTGAGACATCACTTACCCTTTCCCAAACGCACATCAACATATCCAATCTTGACATTCCAGCATAAACACCTATCGCCGGCAAACTTGTCAAGTCTTGATCTACATCCATGATAGCGTTTATTATACATGGCACTCTTACTGAGCATTCCGCGCAAACGGCTTTGGCGCTTTCCACTTCAGCACTATCATCACTAGTCCACCAATGAGGGCTCCGATGATCCCTACACAAAGCACGTAATTGCCAATCTTGGAACGCACTATCCTCATCCAGCATTTCCCTTATCAATTTCTGCCAGTTTTGCCTCAAGCTGAGAATCGACTGTTTCCCACAATTGCGTCCACAGACTCTCATCGCTAGGATTGCCAGACAGCTTAGCACCAGCGTCTAAACGCATCGACTCATAATTGCCTAAATTCTTAGTAATGCCAATTGACACCCAAACATGGTTATCTTCGTTGCTCATAATATACCTTTCTTTGCTTTCCTGAGTTTTTCGCTCAGTTCATTACGTGAGTATACACGATTTTTCGGCGGTCTGCCGACTTTCTGAGAATTAAAAAACGACTCTATCTCTCTAACATCATTATAAGTATAATATCTGTAGTCTGTATTGCTGTACCGGAAGCGACTGGCGGTAGGCAGCAGGCCAGAACGTTCATAGTTCCTTATAGTGCCTGCTGTCCTACCAACCATTTTAGCCACTTCTCCTATAATGAATATTCGCTTACGAAAAAGAGCGGAGCCTTTGTATTCGTCAAGATATTCTTCGCCTGTATCAACACGCTTGAATAAAACTTTGCCATCTCTTTTAAGATAACGCATAGCCTTAACGATCACATCGCCCTCTAAGTAGAAGCCCTTTACTTGGGCATTAATTTTACTAATTAACTTTTCTACGTCGCTCATTTAACATACGCTCATAAACTTTCTTTTTACTTTTTTCCCACTGCTCTATTTGTGGTTCCTGTCTCCACCAGCATGAAAAGCACGACAATTCAATCGTACTCTTAAACCGTGTGCCTTCCGCAACTTTATTACCACAGTTAGGGCATTTTATATGCACCCCGATGCGTGGTGAAGAATTCATCAACTTACCATAGAAGCGTTAGAGGGATCGCCCATCTTGCTAGCAACAATACTCTTAACAACCGAAATAGCAGCACCCATTGCAGCAACACCAGCAGCCTTAGCCGATGATAGATCGCCAACAGTGAACACAGCTAGAAAAGCCTGCGCTGCGGTCCAAATGGCCCGCTCTAAAATATCTTTATATAAACTCATATTATTATCCTCCTAATCATCTAGCCAACATGTATATTCAGCCGTCACAATACCCCTTTCGGGATGCACAAACTGTAAGTGCTGCGACGGTCTGCCTACTGAGGCTAGCGTTTCAATAGCATATTCATTAGTAGACTCAGGACTACCTGAGATTCTACATTGGACTGTATTGAACGTCATCTTGGTTGGTGTATGCCAATGTCCAAACATAACATCTTTAAAGTCCTCTGTGATAGCCCCAACTTTCCACCCAAATATCTTTTTTTGAAATGGGTAGAAGGATGAGAAACTTCTAAACTGATCGCCATGACACAGCAAGCAACTATACTCACCGATTCTATCGATAGCATACCAGTTCCCTTCCCCTCGTCCATCAGGAATGTCGAAAGTGATCCTTTCTTCATTCTTGTAAACAAGGTCCATAATCCTGTAAAGCATTCTATCTGCATTAGTTTCAGGATCATGATCTTTTCTCTGCCTACCGCCAATGGCGCCATGATTGCCGATAACGGCAGTGACAGAAACATTCCTAAAATTAGCCAACATCTTATCAAAGAATGATGTCATAATTCTAGGTCCATCAATAGTGACCTGACGATACAAGCCTCCATCAATAAGAAAACTCTGACCGGGGAAAATTAACTCTCCCTCAACAATATCACCAAGCACCCAAACGTGAATATCCTTCACAGGATGATCTGCTCTTTGAATCTCAGTCAAAGAAACAACTTTATCAGCATACTTATCAATTCTCTCTTCACAAGTGGAAGAGTCATAATCAGGTGTAACCTTAGCCAATTGCCAGTCAGACAAAACAGCTACAGCTACCTCTTCACCTTTAGTTCGCCTATCATTTACAGGCGAAGGCGTTGATGGCACCTGATACTTATCTACCTGATCCGTAACTGCACGGTATACCGCAGCAGACAGATCGTCCTTTTTAGTTTTAATCTTCTCATACTCTTGCACAAGCTTAGTATAAGCAAGTTTTAATTCTACTTCATTTTCAACTTGCAAGTCATCCATAGGGTTATTAGGAACACCAAAATCGTTTGATTCACGCCGATGGCTACAAACTATGTTATATTCCTGTTCCTTTCTACATCGCGGATCTGCATATTTTTGATTATGACTATTAGGTGTGAACATAATCCCACACCCTTCGCCTTCACATTGTTGCATTTCGCCTCCTGTATCGGGTTCATTCATAGTATCACTCCGTCAAGTTGTCATTCGGCATTTCAGGGATTTTTTTAGATTTTCCTTTAAAGCCCGCTGGACGCTTGCCTTTCATTTTTTTTCGCATGTGATCTTTATGTTCCATAGTATGTGTATGTCCTTCACGATGAATACTGCTATGTTCAGAAGCTGTAGTTAAATATAAGTTAGAAACTCTGTTATCTTCTTTTACCTCATTGATGTGATGGCATGATTCCCAAGGCTCGAGATAACGGCCTATAGCGTGCTCAATAACAAGACGATGCTCGTAAACATACCCATGAACCTCGAAAGGGTGATCAGGCACCCTTGCCCTAACATATCCTTTATCATCAAAGTATTTGCCACCATGCCAGTTGCTATTGCCTTTCCCCTGTCGCGCATCGTTACCCCATTTCAAGTCTTTACGACGAGAAACTAGAGTTCTACGTTGAAGATCCGACATCTTCCACCATGAGCTGAAGGGGAAGTTCCGTTCCCGCTGCAACAGCATAAGCCGCAGATCCGCTTCTACCAGACTGTGTAATCGTAGCTTTAAACTCATGTGGAGTTGTGCTACCTGCACCAGTATCAATTACAGTACTATACACACCGCCTCCCATAGATCCGGCAGCGGTGCTGTTTGTTCTCATAATTTCAAATGTGCCCAAAGTCGTATCAGTGGATGACACAGTTTTGACAAGCTTGATCGTAAACTTACTGTCAGCATGATCCGCCGTTAATATAATATGAGGCAAAATCAATGATATCTTATACCATCTGGTGGCCTCTAAAGTAATACGCTGATCTGTACTACCACTTCCAGAAGCGCTATTCAAGATAGCAATCGTATAAGCAGAAGTAGTTAAACCAGTATGTAAAACAGTATTGGCTATACTGTCAATCTGAGTCGTATGCTCATTCAGAACCAGAACCCCTTTGGCGTACTTGTCTGTCGCAGACTTGACCTGAGCAATGTTTGTTGACATTTGCTGCAATCTACCTGCAGTTATAGGCGTCCCTAAGGACCAGCTTATTGCATCGTAATTGTTGTAATCTGGCATTGTACCTCCATTATACCACTTTTAGGCTTCCAAAGCAGCCAATCTTGCTTCCAATTCCTGTATCGCTTTAGTGAGGATCGGAATGAACTCAACATAACGTAGCCCCTGAACATGCCCCTCATCTTGACCAACGCCAGAAGGGTCCTCTTCAGCAGATACCGCCGGATAATACCCATCAGCCCACAAAGCAATATGGTCAGCATCATCACCAAGCAACGTCTCTATCTCCTGAGCAATAAACCCATGATGTGTTCTAGGACCATTCCTTCCAGTCCCCCCAGTTTTCTTCGTATATGTAACAGGACGTAACGTACTGATGAAATCAAGACCATACGTTG